TTGTGGTGGTATGCGGTCGACGGCGACGGCCGGTGGCTGTTCCGCACCGGGACGTTGCAGCGCCTCAAGGGCTGGGGGAAGGACCCGCTCGCCGCCTGTCTGCTGTTCGTCGAGGCGCTCGGCCCGTGCCGCGTCTACGACGTGGTCGGCGGGCAGCCGGTCGCGACGGATCAGCCGGACGCCTGGGCCCAGGTCGCCGCCGTGAGCCTCGAGCAGACGAAGAACACGATGCGGTTGATGCCGGGGCTGNTCACCCGGGAGGCGCAGCGGCACTACCGGGTGAGCGTCGGCCGGGAGCTCGTGCATGCGCTCGGCGACACGCGGCTGATCCAGGCGGTCACGTCGTCGCCGGCGACGCTCGAGGGCGCCCGGGCGACGTTCGTCGTCCGGAACGAGACGCACCATTGGCTCGCCGCGAACGACGGGCACGAGATGGCCGCGGTGATCGANCGCAACGCGACGAAGTCGGCCGACGGTGCGAGCAGGGACATCGCGATCACGAACGCCTACGATCCGGCCGAGGGCAGCGTCGCGCAGGCGGACNGGGAGGCGTGGGAGNTCGCCGCCGCCGGCGGGTCNCTCACGACCGGCATCCTCTACGACAGCCTCGAGGCGCCGCCCGATGCGCCGCTGACCGCCGAGGCCGCGCCGGAGGTCGTCCGGTCGATCCGGGGTGACTCGGTGTGGCTCGACGTCGACCGGGTCGTCGCGTCGATCCTCGANACTCGGAATCCGCCGAGCCGGTCCCGGCGCTTCTGGTACAACCAGGTCGTCGCGTCCGAAGAATCATGGACCGACCCGGCCCGGTTCGGGCTGCTCGCCCGNCCCGACCTCGAGGTCGGGCCGGACGACGAGCTCGTCGTGTTCTTCGACGGGTCGAAGGCGGACGACGCGACCGGGCTGGTCGGCTGCCGTGTGTCGGACGGGCACGTNGTCACGCTCGGCGTGTGGCAGCGTCCGCCGGGTGCCCGGGGCCGCGACTGGCTCGTGCCGCGGGGCGAGGTCGACCTGCGGGTACGAGAAGTGTTCGAGCAGCATCGGGTCGTCGCCCTGTGGGCCGACCCGTCGCATGCAAGCGACGACATGGGCGGCGACCGCTATTGGGACAGCGTGCTCGACGGGTGGCATCGGGACTTCGGCGACCGGCTCGAGTTGTGGGCCGTGCCTGGCCGGGGCCGGTCGGGGCACGCGGTCCTGTGGGACATGACGTCGCCGGCCCGGCAGCAGGAGTTCGTCGCCGCGGCGGAGATGACGCAGCGGGAGATCGAGGACGGTGCGTTCACTCACGACGGGCACCCGAGGCTCGTCGAGCATGTGCGGAACGCACGGGCGCACGCGACCCGGTGGGGGACGTCGCTCGCGAAGCAGCATCGCATGTCGCCGAGGAAGGTCGACCTCGCGGTGTGCATGGTCGGCGCCCGGATGCTCCGGCGGGCGGTGTTGAACAGCCGGCGGGAGCGGCGCCGGTCCGGGATCGTGTGGTGAGGGAGGTCGAGGATGGTCGACACGGCGGACGCCGAGCAGCTGCTCGCCGACGAGCTGCTGCCGGCGTGGCAGCAGGAACGGCGGCGCCTCGACGCGATCGACGCCTGGGCGCGGTGGGAGCATCCGGAACCGCACCGGCCGAAGCACGCGACGAGCGAGTACCGCGAGTTGGCGCGTCGGGCCCAGGCACCGTGGGGTGATCTGATCGTCGGGTCGATCGCGCAGACGCTGTTCGTGGAAGGCTACCGCAGGCCCTCCGACCCGGACGATGCTCGGCCGTGGCGCTACTGGCAGGCCAACTCGTTCGACGCGAGGCAGATCGCCGTGCACCGGGCGGCACTCACCTATGGGGTCTCCTACGTGGGTGTTTTGCCTGGCGTTGCTCCCGATAGCGGCGAGCCGCTGCCGTGGATGCGAGGTTTCTCGCCCCGGGAGATGCTCGCTGTCTACGAGGACCCCGCGGTCGACGAGTGGCCGAGGTTGGCCGTGCGGGTGCGGAAGATCAAAGGTGGTCGGCTCGAGGTCGCCCTGTGGGACGACGAGCGCGTCCGCTATTTCACGGCCGACGACGTCGGGGCGAAGCTCGAGCAGGTCCGCGAGGTCGTGCACGGGATCGGCGAGTGCCCGATCGTGCGCTACACCAACCGGGTCGACCTCGAGGGCCGGGCCGCAGGTGAGATCGAGCCGTTCCTGTCGGTGCTCGGCCGGATCGATCAGACGACGTTCGACCGGCTGGTCGTGCAGCGGTTCGCCTCGTGGGTCGTGCGCACAATCGCCGGCATGTCGGTGTCGGAGACAGCTCGGGTGACCGGCGAGCCGGCCGAGCGGGTCAAGATGCGGCTGCGGGCCGAGGACTTCCTGGTCGCCGAGGACCCCGACACGAAGTTCGGGGCGCTGCCCGCGACGTCGCTCGACGGGTTCATCGCCGCGCACGAGGCAGACGTGCGGGTGCTCGCTGCGGTGTCGCAGTCGCCGGCGCACGAGCTGCTCGGGTCGATGGCGAACATGTCGGCCGAGGCGCTCGCCGCCGCCCGCGCATCCCAGACGCAGAAGGCGGACGAGCGGCGGCACGTGTTCGGCGAGGCGCATGAGCAGCTGCTGCGCATGGCCGCGTTCGTCGCCGGTGACCTCGAGGCGGCCGCCGACTTCGAGGCGCAGGTCCGGTGGCGTGACACGTCGATCAGGTCGCTCGCGCAGGCCGCGGACGCGCTCGGGAAGCTCGCGCAGATGTTGGGCGTCCCGGTCGAAATGCTGTGGGAGAAGATCCCTGGCTGGACGGACCAGGACGTCGAGCGGGCCCGGGCGCTCGTGCGNGANGGCGGGATCGAGCGGCTGTTCGACGAGCTCGCCCGCGGGCTCACGCCAATCACCGAACCGGCGCCGCCGCCGAACGGTGCGGCGCCGCCCAGCGAACCCGTCCCGACCGACGCCGCGGGGTGAGCGGTGGCGGTCACGGCGGTCGGGGCCCGGTTGACCGAGTTGCACCGGCAGGCGCAGGTGCGGGTCGGCGCTCAGACGGTTGCCCGCATGTTCGATGTGTGGCGGCTGCTCGACCCGCTCGACGTCGACGGGACGGCGCCGGCGTGGCTCACGGCCGCCCGCGGGGTCGTCGAGGCGCAGCATCGCATCTCGGCCGACCTCGCCGCCGCCTATCTGCGCCGGTTCCGGGCCGTCGAGCTCGCTGGGGTCGGTGGGACGCCGGTGGCGACCGCCGCCGGTGTCGCCGAGCTGCTCGCCCCGGTGGTGCCGCCNCTGGTCGCCGAGGCGCTCACGACGTCGCTGCTGGTCACCGGGCCGATCGCGGTCAAGGAAGGGACCCGCCGCGGCCTGCCACTCGAGCAGGTCGTCGCCGAGGCTCGGGTGGCGTCGGCCCGCTCCGCGATGCGGCACGCGCTCGCCGGCGGCCGGGACCTGATCCTCGAGCACGTCGAGCGGGACGAGCGGGCGCTCGGTTGGGCNCGGGTGACGTCGGGGTCGCCGTGCCACTTCTGCGCGATGCTCGCCAGCCGNGGGCCGGTGTACAGGTCGNAGGAGACGGCCGCGTTCCAGGCGCACGACGGGTGCTCGTGCACGGCCGAACCGGTCTACGACCCGGACGCCGACTGGCCGCCCGGTTCGAGGCGGTTCGCCGAGTTGTGGCAGCGGGCGAAGCAGACACGACCCGAGGGCGTGTCGACCGCTGTGCAGTTCCGTCGGCTCGTCGAGGGGCGAGCGGCGGCGGTGTAGGTCCCGGGCCGGTGCGACGCCGGCCCGGCAGTGAGCAGACAGGAGAGGTGCCGCGATGGCGAGTGATCCTGTTCGGGTCGGACGCTGGTGGCTGTGGCCGGACGGCGTCCGGCTGCCGGTCGTCTCGGGTGGGGCGACCGGCGACGTCGAGGGCGACGACGACCCGCCCGCCGACGGCAGCGACACCGGCGGCGACGTCGCCGACGACGAACCGCTCGGCGAGGCAGGGAAGAAGGCNCTCGAGCGGGAGCGCCGGGCCCGGCGCGAAGCCGAGGCTCGGCTGCGTGAGGTCGAGGCGAAGCTCCAGGAACACGAGGACGCGAAGAAGTCGGACGCCGAACGGGCGACCGACCGGATCGCGACCCTCGAGCGAGAGCTCGCCGAGACTCGCAGGGAAGCGCTGCGCCTCGAGGTCGCGATGGCCAAGGGGCTCACGGCGGCGCAGGCGCGACGCCTGGCCGGGAACACGCGCGAGGAGCTCGAGGCGGACGCCGACGAGCTGCTCGAGCTGTTCGGCGGCGGCCGCACCGGCGGGTCGTCCGCGACGGGCGACGACGACCGGCGTCCGCCGAGGAAGCGGCCGACGCCGGACCTGCGGGGCGGCGTCGANCCAACAGAACCGGTCGAGGACACCGACCCGGCGAAGCTCGCCGCTCGGATTCCTCGGCTCTGACGCTGGCGCGCCCGGCCGTTGGGGCCGGCGCGGATGACTAGGAGGTCATGACCGTGACGGTCACAACGATCAAGCCTGAGGTCGTCGTCTCGGCGGCGCTCGGCATCCTGTCGCGTGAGGTCGTCNTGCCCGCGCTCGTGTGGCGCGACGCCGGCGGCGACTTCGCCGGTGCGAAGGATGACACGATCTCGATCCGGCTGCCCGCCTACTACGCGGCCCGGACGCGCGAGTTGCGGTCCGGNGACGCACGGACGAAGGACAGTCTCGTCGAGCGGAAGGTCGACGTCACGCTCGACACCGACGTCTACGCCGACGTGCCGATCACCGACGAAGAGCTCACGCTCGACATCAGCAACTTCGGCGAACAGGTTCTGAACCCGGTGCTCGGCGGTGTCGTCCGCGCGCTCTAGGATGAGCTCATCGCCACGATGCAGGGCGCCACCTACGAG